TGAAAAAGGTAAATGAGTGGCGTGAGCGGGCAAAGGGTGTCTTGTCAGCCGATCAACTTATAATGTAAAGGTTTCTTAAACGAACGGTTAAGAGACAAAATGGCCGGACTGACACAAGACGATATCGCTCATTTTCTTCACGCAAATGACCAGCTTCTCGCTTCTCTCAAACTACCTGAACTTCAAATCATTTCACAGATTCCACTGATTTCGAGCGCCAACATTGACTGGATCGAGGTCCGTCCTTCCAAGCACGGAAACGGGTTATTTGCGACCAAAGACATTCCTGCTAACCGTTGTATTACACTGTATCCAACGCATCAGATTGCGTACAAGGCCTTGGAAGAGGATGGGGAGTGGCAAGTGATCTCACAGCAGGGAGAACCTACCTATTACCAAGACTACTCTCTTGTTATCACACCGATCGTAAAAATTGCTGGCATTCCTTACTTGATTCATAATAAATTATTTGTTGGCCACCTCCTCAACGATCCTTCTCCCGACACAAAAACCATCTTTGACGCCCCCGCCAACACCGAGTTCCGACACATTAAAGATCTGTGGACAGGCATCTTTTCAAAACGTGATATTCAGGCGGGGGAAGAGCTAACCGTCTGCTATGGAGAAAAGTATTGGAAGTCGAGGGCTTAACGCTGGATGACAGGCGGCGGAGATCTTAGACGATTGACCTCTTCTACAAGAGGCGAACGCAGAGCCGTCCACTCTTCTAATGCTCTCTTTCCTCTAGGCTTTGGGTTGCTATAATCGAATTGTCTCAATACCTCCTGTGCCCGAAAGAATGGATCGCTCGCAAACTCTCCTCCTGGCGTTGGAACATTGGCCGCCACAAACACAGGTGCGACATACGCTGGCTGACCAACATAGGCGGGTTGTGCGGCGACAAGCGGTGCGCCAGCGGGAACTTGAGGAGCAGGAGGAGCTGGATCCGGTCTTGAAACGTCTACGGACGGCTGGTTGGCTTGATTGGGCGCTGGCTCTGGGTCTTTACTATCTAGATTCAAGTCTCTCACGCTAGGAACCTTGATCACAGGAACCGGGCTGACATTCGACTCTCTGCGAATGAGATCCGCGAGCGACATTGAAGCTTGCTGTGGCGTGATGAACGATCGGATAGGATCTGAAAACGATCGCACGGGTTGCGGGATCGGCATTCCCTTCTTCTCTACAAAGTCCAACGGTTCAGTGTTCTTACGGGCTAGAAATCGCTTGGAAGCCTCTTGGGCTCGTTGGTAAAGTTCTGCGGCTTGTTGCTCACGACGCGCCGCCAAAGGATCTGACTCACGGCGAGTGATGGCTGGTTCTTCCTTTTCTTTCTTCTTTACCGGCTCACTCTCCGTACGAGCAAATCCAGGAGTGATTCCTTGAACCTTTGGAGTTGTTTGAGCGATAGTAATATCAGGAGGAGCAGCGCGTAGAAATTGAGGAGCGGCGGCAAAGAGTTGATTACTCAAACCAAATGTCTGAGAGCTAGTCCCTGTTGGAACTGTCTCCTTGACCGGCTCCCAAGGTGTTCCTGTATACCCAGCTTTCACGCCTGCTTTCTTGACGGCCTTCTTACGGCGAACGGCCTTCTTGCGACGACCGGCCTTGAGCAGAACACTGTCTCCGATCACGACCTTGACGGTCTGCTTAACACTCTGCTTCTGTGTCATCTTTACTCTGATTTGAGATTTTCTTTCTTACGATGATCTCATCAAACTTTTTGTAGTACTTTGGTCTTGACCCATACTGGTTCACCCACAGAAACGAATACGGTTCTAACGTAGCGTATTCATACAGCTTTCTGACCTTCTTCTCATCGTCATTCATCTCCTCAATAAACGAGTCGACCTCCTTGACGTTTCCGCTGTGAAAGAAGGCGATACAACCCAGGTTGGATCTCACCAACGGGCTCATATACGTGTTCCACTTCTGAAGCAGGAGAATGTTGGTGATCTTGCGGTGGCGGTTCTGCGTGATCAGCTCATCTAGCTTACGTGCCTTCTTACCCTTCATCATATGAATACAATCGTCGTAGATGATACAGTAGGCTGGATCTCCCTTCTTTTTCTTCTTCTTCCACTCCTCCTTGTGAGCGTCGATCTTGTCGCAGATGTCTTCCAGCACCTCGTTGTCGAGCGTGGGGTAGTATTGGTCTTCTCCGATGTCGTCGACGAGATCCATCATCTTCGGATCGTTGAGGGCGGTAGGCGACACGAGAAAGATCAGGTTAAAGTGCTTGTACCAGGGGCTTCCCTTTTTCGTAATGAGATTGAGGAGCAAGGTGGTCTTGCCACAGCCAGCACGACCGACAAGCGCCACATTACAGGGTTTCATCGGCAGGGGACGAGCGTTCTCGTCTTTCTGATTGTCGAACGGAGCGAGAAGCTCGGTCAGGTTGGATTGATCAGCCATTCTATTACTGTTTAGTAATACAATATTTACGCGTTAGATTGGTTTACCTTGGAGAGATGGAATTTAGTCATCTCGTGTCGTTTCTTATGTTGTATAGTGTATGTCTTTCCGCATTCGCATTGAATAGGTTCAGATAGCTTATCCTTACGTAAAAGATAGCTTCTGTGATTGCGCGCCTTGTACCATTCTTCGTCTTGTTTAAGACGTTGGAAGCGATCTGCGAAATATTGCTTCTCTTCTTCAGACGACCATCTAGGGCGTTTCTTGGTATTGATAGCTTTTAGTTCTTCTAGCCAATAACGTTCCTTGTCATAACGTTCTTCGTTAGGAACACGCTCGATCTCTTCGAAGATACAGTTTTCCACACCATACTCATCAAAGAGATCATAGGAAGAACATCGTCTTCCCTTCTTTAGTCTATACTTGGAAAGGTGATCCGCCTTCCTATTACACAGGTATTGTTTCCCAGTGCTCCCAACGTAGATCTTATCGCCTTTCTCTGACCAGATCTTGTAAATGATAGCTGACATCGTTATACTTCTATATAACAATGATATTTAAATAGGTTAAGTTCATTTTTTTGAGTTAACTTCTATACTTGGACTCTACCGAACCAATTGTACACTGCCACTGGCGTCGATCAGCATCTGGTAGTCGGCGATGAACAGCAGAAAGTCCGTGAAGGTATCGCCATCAGCTTGGGTCTCAACTGAGACGACCGACACCGGAGAACCAGCAAAGGCCAGACCCTCGTTCACACGCTGAGCTGAGGTACCAACAAAGAAGGAACCCGTCAGGTAAGTGGCCGGGGAGGCAGCCGCATCCGTGATCGAGGCGTCAAACACACGCGACAGGCACTTTTGCGCCTCAGCAAAGCATAGCGCCGGAGCATTCAGTGAATCGAGGGTATTGGAGTTCACCAGGCGACCATCCAGCGAGACACGAAACTGGCGCAGAACGTTCGAGGCCGACGCAGCCTGCTTATCTGTGGCAGTCAGATCGGTGGTCAGAACCGAGGTCTGGATCACACCGCGCAGAGACGACACGTTCAAGCCGTAGTTGAAGGTCGAGTTGGAGGCAGATCTCTTCGGCACGCTCTGGTAGTTGGTGTAGGCGTACACAAAGTTCTGGCCGGCAGCCATCGCGCCGCGGACGGACTCGATAAAGGCCTGTTCCGGCTGGAGGCGGTCGTAGATCAGCTGAACATCCGAGATCGCCAGCGCAGACGGGGCGGCCGTCGCGTTGTACAGAGCACGAGTGATGAGGTTGTAGTCCAGCTGGATCTGGAGCTGACCGTTGATCAGGTACAGCGGGAAGGCCTGCTGCGAGCCCAGCATACCAATCAGCGGCAGGACAACGTTGTAGGATGTGGCCGAAGCCAGAGCCTCACCTGAGTACATCAGCACCTTGGCGTCGTGAGCCAGCCAATCTGCCGAGGTCGAGTGGGCAAACAGCGCATCATAGACTTGGTCGGCGTTCTGGATGTTATCGACCTGAACCGAGTTGACGTAAGTCGACAGGCGGCTGAGGACAGCTGAGCCCGACTTTGTAGAGCCCTTAAAGTAAGTAGTCTTATCAGCGCAGGTCTGGGTGATCTTGAAAGACAGATAAGGGTTCATCATAATACCAGCGGAGGCACCGCAGGGCACCTGGATCACGGAAGTGCCACCAGCAACAGTGCTACCCGACAGAGACGGGATGTTCACGGTCTGGAGCACGCACGGGATCGGCTTGGCCGAGCGGTTGGAGCGGAAGGCCTCGGGGATCGAATCCATCGAAGCCGGGAGAATGTAAGTAGCGTCAGAGCCAACGGTGTGAAGAGACATCTTTTCTTTGTGATCTCCAAAGAAAAGAAAAAAAAA